AAATAAATTGATTTATAATATAAATATTACTGTTATTATCTCTGCGATGAATTATCTCTATCAACAGATCGCGTCTTTTTATAAAAGACACGACATCTTTAGAAAACCGCTTGAAAAAATTATCAATTGTATGATGGAAAAATGTAAATATATCAATGGCGAAAGCTTAGAACGACACAATTGGGGCGGCAAACCTTTAAAATTAATGAACATTCCAAAAAATATACATTCTTCTACATTCGAAGAGGATCTGTTAAATGCGCTTAATTTAGACGAAAATGAAAAATCAAGAATAGAATTACTATGGGGGGATATACAACTCGGAAAAAGAATACAGGCTTGTATAATAATGTGGATTTCCGTACACATTTTAAAAAGGCCAGTTTTATACATTTTTAGAAATTTATCAATAGATCAAAAACAGTTGCACGACGATATAGTCGGAACCGAAAAATATAACTTTAATATTCAATTTATTAAAACATTATTCTCGGAGTTTACTGAAGATGTTCAATCCCAGTGGAAAGATTTTAAACTTCCCGAATTAAAAGATATAAGCACGGGTGATATTATCAATAAATTAAATAACAAAGAAGCAATAAACTCAAATGACATATTCTGTTGCTTGATGAATTATGCGCAGTTGGCAAAAATAAATTCAAAATTTAATGAATACATTATGCATAACCACGAACTTGTAGATATGACCATATTAGTCGACGAAAGCGATTTAATGGCCCCGACTTCTTCTAACGATAGAAGCAACGTTAACGATAGGAAAGATTCTACTGCGTGTGAAATTTTGCTTGCGAGAATATACAAAAAGGTAAAATATGCGTTGCATATTACAGGTACTGCACATTCCTTGTTATACAACGTGACAACCAGATTAAACGACAACACTGACATACAGATAAAAATATCAAAGGTTCATAAAATGAAAAGATCGGATGATTATTTCGGACTATTTAACGGATCTATAACATTTAATACGAGCATTAAAAAGTGGTGGAACGTGCAATCTGACGAACTCGACGTTGCGACGAAACCTTATGATATTATAGAAGATTATAACATTAATGTAAAACCAATTATTGCCAGTATTATTAGTCGACCTAAAGAAATCAAATATAGCTCGTTATTAATAAGCGAAGAAAAAATACGAGTGAATCAGTTCTTATTAGTTGGTAAAATACTTAAAGATTTTCCTAAATTATTCATAATTATATACCACGGAAATTGTCTAAGGGTGTATTTATCTCAACAGTACGAACAAGAGATTAAACGATTATCTATGTGGGACTCGAAGCAGTCCTCGAATAGCCAGAGATTGTGTCAGAGGGGAGGAGTATGGGGGTCATCTACAACCGCCGAAAAATCCGAAAAACTGCCTAACGGGTATTGTTATTTCGCAATAGATACAAAAATATTAAATATAAAGCTGGTGTATAAATTAATGAGAATTTTATTTGAAAAAAGCGAAATTCTGATTGAAAATAAAATTGTTATAACTATAACAGGCAAATATGGGGAGAGAGGTTATTCATTTACCAGCGACGACTATGATCATTATTCGATGCATTTAACTGACCAATATTTCGTATCGCACGCTTCGCTCAACTGTACTAATGCTTCGCAGCAGATGAGAATTCAGGGGAAAATAAATGACAATGATCTTAGAAATGGAACAATGAAATTAACATTGTGGACAACGCCCGAATTACAGGACATTATGCAGAACTTTTATGTGAAGTTTATAAAAGAATTAGAAAAATTTATAATGTCGTGTAACAATTGGGAAGATATCAGAGCGTTGCTTGAAAGCGTAATAGATAACGGAGATTTTAAATTCGGAAAATATATGAGATATATAGATGCGTCTAAGAAGCGAAAGAATCTAATACCCGTAAAACGGTATGATAAGCAAACCAAGGGATATAAATTAATTGTAATAGACGATATGACGGATAATGCAATACGCGAATGGTGTAAAGAAACAAAATTACCAGAATATATTTGCGTGAATGAAATAAAGGAAATGGATATTAGCGATTTTATAGACATGTATGGAGTTTTTGAAATAATTCAACGAGATGAAAAAATAGGTTCATTAAATTCATTTAAAACCGACATGAGTGAATTTAGAAATAAACACAGAGATACGTTTCCAATATCAATAGCGGGTCCAAGCGTTGAATGGTTTAATGAACGCGAGAGAATTATTAGGATGAATGATGGATATCATATGGACAGACTTACAGAATTGGAATGGAAAAAACAAGATATAACTACATATAGAAATAATGTATCGAGAAATATGTCAAATGATAAAACCTCCCATCTATGGAATTTAGCATATGACTGCGATAATAATTTGTACATTTCTTTGAGATACACACATACAAAAATAATGCCGCCGCATACACACGATTATCTCAGAAAAACTCCATACATCGCCAACGGTGATAAAATACATTTTTCGGGTCTAAAAAAAGAGTATACGAACGAAGAAGGATTTAATTGTATAGACGATAGGATACTATTACCGGACAAATATTATTGGAAGACTCCCGATGGTTGGCTGTGTTTGTATGACAGAGATAAACCTGATATAATATCCTTAAATGTATTATCGCCTTTAGAAATACAACGTGTCGTCGGAACTGCGATAGAGTCGGAACCAGTAATTAACGGGGATGTATTATTGTTTACTCAATCGTGTATAAGACCGACGGATAATGGATTAATGCGAGTATGTATCAAAGACATATTTAATTTATATGAAACATGGTGTAGATTAACCACTAAAAAGTGTATAAAAACTCAAAAGAAGTTTAAGGAAGAATTGGAAAAAATAAACTACAAAGAAGAAGAAACCAAAGGCGTTGATATAAATAACAACCCGGTTAAACGGGGGTATAATATCATACTTCGTGTATAAAACAATTTAGAATTAATTTATTATACTTAGGTAATAATTCTAAGTAATGAATAGTTATATTATTAATGTTTTTATTTTAAAAAATAAAAACACACTGAACGAGATATATAATTATATAAAAAATAGATACCATATATCAATCGATATTGCTAGCGTAAGAGGTTGCATATCAGAATTGATGAAAAACGATATAATTTTTTTTCACGAGAAAGAGTATGGATTGACAGATGAAGGAAATGTAATATTAAACGATACAAAGTATTATTATTCAAAAATAATAGTTAGATTTTTAAGAGGGTATCGTATTCGTAAAAAATATGTATTGAGAGAAATAAGACAAGAACAACAAAAGCTACGAAAATATTTAATTGATACCAAACCTCACGTATGTATAATTTGTGTAAAAAAATTACCGTTATGTTTATTGGAAACTGCGCATTTAAAACCAAGGTGTATATTAAACTACTCTGAAATGAATGATATAAATGTTGTAGAGTTTATGTGCCGTTATTGTCACAATTTATACGACAACGGGTTTTTATCGGTATATAACGAGAGTTTATGCGTTTCCGACATTATAAACGGGTATGATATAAATTTTACGAATAAAGGAATAATTTATTGCAATAAAAACAACGAAAAATATTTTAATTTTCATTATAGATACATTTTCAGAAAAAATGTATAAAACAAAAACAAAAACAAAAACAAAACTTAAATTTGATATAAATTATATAAAATTTCGACAATGACATAGATCTAGTCCAGGTAGATCCTGATATAGGATTCTCGCTTTATACTATTAAAAATAACCATAAGTATCAATGCAAACAATAATATTGTATAAGTATAAATGAACGTCATTTATTTTTTAGCTTTGGTTGGAGGTATATTATCTAATATCGTAGACCAAATAATTGATTCTAACATTTTAACCAAATATGAATTCATAACTGAATGTTTATTTATCGGAATTGTGGTATGTGCGTTGCTTTACGATAAATATGTATCTTTTTTCGTTTCGGGATTATTCTCGGTTGGCGGAATACTTGGATTACTGTTGGTGCCACATTCGGTTAATGCATTAGTTTGGCAAATTTCTATTTTTGTATGTATTCCTTTTTTTATCTATCATCTTTTAAATTATAAAAACCTTCTTCGAGATTTATCTTATGATGATATTAATTCTTTTTTCTATTTTGTTATACCGGCGGTTGTATTATTATTATTATTTGCATTATTAGAAGATTATTTAGTTCCGGAAGAATATAGTAAGAAAAAACTGCTTGATAAAGCATTTCAAACTTTAAGTATGATTTTGATATTGTATATAACTAATTTTACTTCTCTCATTAAAGAAACTTATTTGAAAAATTCCAAAATTTCACGTATGATATTTAATATTTTTATTTTAGGATGGCTAGGAAACGTAGGGTCGAGTGTATTTTTCTATTCTTACCTTTCTCATTTATTTATCGATAATGTCAATTCGTAAAATATTATTATTTATTAAAAGCATAAGTGTATAAATGTATGCTTGTGAAGTTCAACCTTATTTGGACAATTATTATAATACTTTAGGTAAAAGTAAACTGCGCGATGTAATTCAGCATGCTACAGATGGAGGTAAATGTATTCGAGGATTTATAGTTAAACATATTATTGAATCTTTAACTGGGAATTCTGAAAAAGAGTTGCCTTGGCAACCTATTGTCGCTGTAGAATTGGTTCATGCTGCAAGCATTATTATTGACGATTTACCTTGTATGGACAACGATGAAACCCGACGCGGAAAATTGAGCACATTTAAACAATTTGGAAATAACGAGGCAATTTTATCATCTTTTTATATGATTTCGGAAACAACCCGGATACTTGTCGCAGGGCTGGATAAAGATGCTGATTTAAGTGCATTCAAACCATTAATAACTGAATATTGTGAATTATTAGGAAAGAATTTAGTAGTTGGTCAATATTTAGATTTGAAAGGCGACGCAGAATCTTTTTTTAATGTAAAATTCTCGGAAGATGAATGTATTAATTATCATATTATTAAATATAAAACTTGCTCGCTTTTTTCATTTTCTTTTTTAATTGGATCATTTTTTGCAAATATAAGAGATAAAGAATCAATCGAAGATTTTAAAAATATGGGGTTTCATTTTGGTATGATGTTTCAAATTATGGACGATTATAGAGATAAGAACACGGATGTACCTTATGCGAACTACGTACTGTCTAAAGGCATCGACCAGTCAATTAAAAGGTATGCTGAATCGCGTGTATGTTTAGTTGTATTATTGATTAAACATAAATTATTCACACCAAAATTTAATGAGTTAATTACGAATATTGATAAATTATTTATATAAACATATGATTTACGTTTATATTGTGTTATACCCATTATATTCGCCAAACTCCTTATTTTTTAAAATTAATAACTCTTTTTCCTGAGTTTTTATAATATTTCTAACAAACGGAGATATATTATTTTCTTTTTCGAGTAATTTTTTACTCATATGAACTGCCATCGAATGATGTGGTATCATACCCAATTTATATTGTGTTTCTGTTATTAGAAATTGGGTTCTAATGCACCATATATTAAATAGTATCAAAGATAAGCCTATAAAAAATACACTTATTTCTTTATAAATTAATCCCATAAATAAAAACATCCACCCTGTCATAAGGAGTGTCATATATACGTCATTTATGCTAAATCTTATATCATCTGCTTTATCTACCCATACATTCATAGTTGTTAATAGCCCGGATAATATCATTATACAAAACATAACAGAATAATGATTATTTTGGGAATGATTCATTATAATATAAATATATATGAAATATGAAATATGAAATATGAAATATGAAATATGAAATATGAAATATGAAATATGAAATATGAAATATGAAATATGAAATATGAAAATGTGCAATACTATTATATCAGCATACACCGTTATACTCGCAATATGGTTTTATTAATATAATATCAAAAATAAAATACAACAAAAAGAAATTAGAAGACCAGCACCACATAGTCCCAAATGTATTGTATTTATAATATCCAGTCAAAGATATGAGCATAGATAACATAACAAATAGCGTCAATACATTATTTTTAACAAGCAATAGAGGCAAAGCATAAAATATTAACGCTATAAAAAGTAAGCTTGGTTCGTTTTTTTTCCAGTTCATCCATTCCCATGACAAGTGTCCGTTACTTCCAACAAAAGTATTAAATGTCAGTGGGTCGTGTGTATTTTTATATAAAAATATAGAAATTACCAATACCGCGTATACTAACAATAATATATATCGGACATTAATATTTTTTATCATTAACATTAAAATTATTTGTTGCACGATTATAAGGGCGGCTGCAGCCATTGATAGATTTTTATTTATAGTTTTATCGTTTAAATTCCTCCATAAGAAGAATTCTATTAGCTGCATTGAAGCAACTGAAAAGAAAAATAAATAAACTAAAGGATTTTCAAATGTTTCTGTTTTATATTTTGTGTATTTGTTTGTCAAGTAAATAAATATTAATGCTAAACACGCAAATCCAAATGTAGTTATAGATACGTCCTGATTCCAACACATATAATAGTGGTGTAAAATATATTTGTTATATTAAATCGTTTATTTTATTGTACCAGAAATACGGATCTGGGTTATTTGTAATAAACTCTATTATTTCTGCTCCAGTGATATCCATATTTTTTAATTTCGGAACTAAATCGAGTTTCTGACCATATTCGTTTTTTAATAAATCAAATAATTTTTGATAATTCTTTTCATTTAATAAGTTTATACATTTTTGTTGTACGTTTTGCGACACTTCGTTAAATTCTTTCCATTCAGTTAAATCTAAATCTCCCATATCTTTACCATTGAGTATAAAGTAAGCATATCGCAGATGTTGTAGAATTACATTTTTTAAATACGATTTTTTAGATTCTATGATTTTCTCTTTCTGCGCGTCAAACATCTGTTGGTTATACCCTCTATAAAATCTCTGAATGTCACATTCAATTTCCGAAACTGTACCAGTGTTGATATAATGATGTAAATTAAATAATCTCAATTTCAATTCGCGCGTTAGATAGAACGGTAAGTTTGAACACGGCCCTGTCAGGTCCAGAAAACATCCGAAATTATCCCTGACGTCAAATCCAAATATAATATGATTTAAATGACCTTTAATGCTATCGTCGAAATATTCTGCGACAACTTTATTGCTTCGACCAGTAAATTCATTGTATATAAAGGCAACGTCATGAACCTTTGCGAATTCTGTCATATTCCGTAAATCTTCAGTGATATTCACATAATCGTCAGTTCGACAGTTAGACGATTGTGGATCTGTGAATACATTTTTGCGAATAGTAAAAACAACCAGTTCTTCTGAGCTCGTATATATTTTAATCTCTTCCTCTTCAGTCCCTCCATTCATGTCCGGAATATCGATAATATGAGTATCGAGGTGCAAATCATCGACCATATACGGAGGATCTTCTTGCATCGGGTCTATCAGAATTATATTAATATTTATAAGCTGGTTCATATCTTTAATTCGACGTCGAATATTTCTGAGTAATTCGGGATATTGGTGATAATTGCGTACGTCTAGGATACCTTTTTCGTTGCGAGTGTGCGCAGCAGTTCCAATCCCGATGAAAACTACATTGACTGCTTCGTGATTCATAGTGTCCTTGATTAGATATAAAATCTTGGATAAACTCATATTAATAATAATAATGATAATGTATTATTCTTAATTCAATTATATTTAATTAAAATGTACATACACGGTTTCTCTCGTTTGTACTACAATTAATGTTAAATCGTAAAATTATAGTAATCACTGGTGACGCTTCTTGCCTCGTATGAATATGCCGGATTGGCTGGAGGTGGCTCGGGGATAGTTACAACAATGTATCTTAAAACTTCTGGCTTTAATACAAACGCGCAACCGTTGCTTTCGAACATTTCGTTATAAAATTCTAAACTAGAATCGAAATTTTGAAAAGATAAAGCCACTAATTGGGCGCCATAATTTAATGATAAAACCGAACTGGGGTTAGCACTACTTGCGGAGTAGTCGGGTAAAACAATTGACATTTGTTTTTTATTGAATTCGATCAATTCTTGCATATCAGGCGTAAGTTTTACATCCTGAAACCGCATTGACCTCATAAAGGCTGCGTTGCTTGCCATATTAACATATTCGTCTAGCAGCGTATCAACGAATAATGGATTTGTTTTATCTACGCATATTATTACCTTGCCCATTAAATCTTTTAGAGGTGTTATTCCAAAATTTAATCCGTTGTTTTCATAACTATACTCTTTCCCCATAAGACGCATCGATAAGGTATTTAAAATTATTTCTGCCATTTTATCGTAGATTGGTTTATTGTTACTCATAATTCTTAAATGTAGTATAAGAGGGTCGCCCGAGTTCGGGCAAGCGCTTGAAGAGAACGCGTAGTTGTTGACAATGTTCATTGCGTCGGAGAATAGCACTACATTGTATGTTTCTTTTGTATAGTAAGAATTCAAAGACGAACATGCAATAACAGGTTCATTATCAACCGAATAAATTTCAAAATCCAAACACCGAACACCTTGTTTAATACATGTCTTAAGCGCACATACATTTACATAATTATTTTTAAGGTCGCCTGAAGCACAACAATTATATGCTGTTTTTATATAGTAGTCTCGCAAGTTATATTGATACTGGTCGTTGTTAATATTTATTGTATGAATCATCGGAAATTTGTCGTAAAAACTACCAAGGTTTTTACAATTGATATCATCTAAATTTAGTTTATTGTAAACCCACCATATTATAGAAATTAATGCTAGCGCGGATAGTCCTATTATTGTATATTTGGTGGTTGCATCCATTATATTAAATAAGTATAATAATGTATAAATTATAAGTTAAATAAATGTTTATTTATAATAATAATGCCTGGAGGGTTACTAAATCTAGTTTCTGCCGGAAACCAAAATGTTATATTAAACGGAAACCCAACCAAAACATTCTTTAAAACTACTTATGCAAAATATACTAATTTCGGTTTACAAAAATTTAGACTGGATTTCGACGGGGCTACCAATCTAAGATTGTCCGAGCCATCGACATTTAAGTTCAAAGTTCTGAGATACGCCGATTTATTAATGGATACATATTTATGTGTTACATTGCCGACGATATGGAGTTCGGTGTATAAAACCGACAATGATTGTTATCTGCCGTATGAATTTAAATGGATAGACGACTTAGGTTCAATGATGATTAAACAGGTATCGTTTAATGTCGGCGGACAGATTATTCAAAAATTCTCGGGACAGTATTTAAGAAATCTAGTTGAGCGGGATTTTAGTGGGTCTGTTAAACGAACTTATTACGATATGACAGGCAATACTGCGGTGTTAAACGACCCAGCGAATTCTAATGGTAGAATAAATCAGTATCCTACTGCGATATATAATGCTGCATGGCGGTCTGGACCAGAACCGTCTATCAGAGCTAGCAAATTGTTTATACCATTAAATATATGGTTTACTATGGCGAGCGTTATGGCGTTTCCTTTAGTAAGTCTTCAATATAACGAACTGACGATTGATATAGAAATGAGACCAATACAAGAATTATTTGTTATAAGAGATGTAGTTAATTATTTAACGTATGCGCCCGATGACGCTCCTTATGTACAAGCTAATCAAAATATTCTAGAATATAATTTTAGTCGGTTTATACAATCACCGCCGAATGCATCTTATGATTACAGTGGAGCGGATACTCGAACAAACTGGGCAGCGGATATACACTTGACGAGCACGTATGCGTTTTTATCAGAAGATGAAGTTAGATTGTTTGCCTCTAACGAGCAGAATTATTTAATTAAAGAAGTATATGAATATAATTTTAATAATCTAGTTGGTCCGAATCGGGTTTCTCTCGACAGTTTTGGTTTAGTTGCTAATTGGATGTGGTATTTTCAAAGAAGTGATGTTCAACTGCGTAACCAGTGGTCTAATTATACAAATTGGGCGTATAAAACTATTCCACAAAATGTATCTTTATATATAATTCAGACGAGTCCTTGTTTAACGTCGCCTGTTTATAGCACTGGTCCATTTAATCCCGCAAATCAGAAAACTATTATGAGCAAGTGGGCTATAATTTTGGACGGAACTTATCGGGAAAACACGCTTGATGCTGGAATTTTACAATATGTTGAAAAATATACAGCGTCAGAGGGTTATTCGGGTGACAATTTATATTGTTATAATTTTGAAATATGTACAAGCCCGAGAGACTTTCAACCAAGCGGTGCTATGAATCTGAATAGGTTTAGCAACGTTCAATTCGAATTTACTACATTTCAACCTCCGTTAGACGCAGAGGCGCAAGTGTTTGTTATATGTGATCCTGTCACAAACCAAATAGTCGGCGTTAATAAACCTACGTGGCAAATTTATGATTATAATTATAATCTTACTGTATTTGAAGAAAGGTATAACGTAGTCACGTTTTTGTCTGGAAATGCTGGATTGATGTTCGCTAGATAATTAACTGAAATATTGACTGAATTATTAAAATATACGCAAATGATATGGGAGATGTGCGTTTAAAAAGAGAGATCGCTAATTTGAACGAAATGTTTAACAGTTCGGTAAAAAATCTGATAAATTACCATAATTCGCGTATATACGGTGTTAGTAAATCAATAATGTTGCCAAATATCAAAAGTTTGAAAATTAAGGACAATATAACCTATTTTAACGTAGAATACACTAAATTGAAAAATAGATTAAATTTAGAAATACACCATGCTCGAACCAAACGCGATCGGTCGATTAGTACGGATAAGGCAATTCCAGGTAAAATTGCACTGGTAATCGGATGTAATTACTTGGGCACAACACACAAGTTATCTGGGTGTATAAACGATGCCGAAAATATAAAAAAATTATTAAAAACCAAATACGCGTTTGATAATATTAATATAATAACAGATACTACACACGTAACTCCTACTAAAACAAATATATTAGATGGATTGAAAAATATGTTGAACAATTCTATCACTGGAGATAAATTGTTTTTTTCGTTTTGTGGTCATGCCAGTCGTATAAAGGATAAAAACGGGGATGAGCCAAGTGGATATGATGGAATTATTCGTTGTTTAAATTCAGAGATTATAGTCGACGACGAAATTAAACTTATTATAGACAATAATTTAAAGAAAGACACATCATTATTTGCACTTATCGATGCCTGTCATAGTGGTACTATCATGGATCTTCGATATCAATATCTAGATAGCACAAATTTAGATAAATCAACTATAAATGAAAAGCAAGTTGAAACGATCGGCAATGTAGTAATGATCAGCGGGTGTATGGATTCGCAATCAAGCTACGAAACTCCTAGTGCTCAAGGTGCGATGACGTATTCGTTTTTAAATGCGCCGCATAGCAACACAATGACATGGAATAGTTTAATAGTGTCTATGCGGAATTATTTGAAGAAAAAATCGTATGCTCAAACCCCGCAAATATCTAGTGGTAAGGCAATGGATCTAAACGCGATTGTAAGTTTAGTATAAAATTGTAGGTGTTAATAATATACTTGTAATATAATTATAAGTATATTATAGTGGGTTAATGTAGCAAGGGACGTTGGATGGCAAGTCGTAATTCATATACTCCATCGACGGGTCATGTATTTTTATACTGCTGCTAGAATTATTAATTTCAAATTTAAAAATGTAATTTTTTATGCAGGTGACTCGCGTGATAGATACGTAATTGACATTTTGACAAGATTAGGGTTTAGTGTAGTTGATACTGCATTAGGAGACGAGAAATGTATAAATACTGAAAAATATAATTATTAATAAAACATTTTCGTTTTTCTTGTTTTATTATTTCTTGTTTTATTATTTCTTGTTTTATTATTTCTTGTTTTATTATTTCTTGTTTTATTATTTCTTGTTTTATTATTTCGTATAAACCGTTTTCCCCTACCGCCTCCTACGTATCTTCCGGTGGCAGCAACATCATTTGAAACAGTTCCTCTGCATCCAGCGTTGAACCAGGCATCTGAATTAGATGGGTATAGCATTGGGTTAAATTCATAGTTCGGTCTCATTATAATTATAGCAATTATAATAATTCTATAGGTTGCCATTTATTAAATCGTTTATTGTATATACATTTCATTTTACGCGACGACTGGTATGAAACTATAATCGATTCATCTTTGCTGTCCGCTTCATCTTTGCTGTCCGCTTCATCTTTGCTGTCCGCTTCATCTTTGCTGTCCGCTTCATCTTTGCTGCCCGCTTCATCTTCGCTCTCTTCTAATGCATCCAAATTGAAATGATTATTATATCGTTTAAAAACCGAATTCATCATAATGCTGCTCTTATAACTTGGGATATGCGCGATTCCAACAAAATTATCGTT